ATGCGACGTGAAAATGCGCGCAGCGCAATCATTGACCATTGGTACGCCTGGAGTGATCTGATGGCCGAGTCGGAATACATGGCCATGGGCGTGGCCATGCATCTGTTTTATGAGTATCTACAGTCCAAGCACCCCCAGTGTCTGGACTTTCGCAGTGCAGACGTGTACGCAGAAATGAAAGCCTGGATCTACGAGGACTGCGAGCCATAACGCCGCCGGGCAGCGCATAAACAAAAAAAGCCTCCCCGATGCCGAAGCACCGGGGAGGCTTTTCATATTGCACGCGAATTCAGAACAGGCCTACAGGCTCTGCTGCAACGTCCCAACTGCTGTAAATCAGCTCCATACGCTGGACAGCCTTGCCGCCGCCACCCACTGTGTAGCTGATCGGCACCTCTTGCACATGCAAGCCCGCAAAGCATTCGCGGATCGCGGGATGGTCATTGATACTCAAGATGGCCTTGCCGCGCAGATTCCTCATGAGATCGGCCATGGCCAGGTACTGATCCCATTCAAACGGGACGCCATATCCCTCGGTCTCCCAATAAGGGGGTCAAGGTAGAACAAGGTATGTGGACGGTCGTAGCGCTTGATGCACTCCTGCCAGTCCAGCCGCTCAATATAGGCACCATGCAGCCTCAAGTGAGCCGCGCTTAGATCCTCTTCAAGACGGAGCAGGTTGACCGTTGGCGCCGGCGTGGTGGTGGCGGTGCCCCAGGTCTGCCCCTGGACTTTTCCGCCGAAGGCCTGCTGCTGCAGGTAGTAAAAGCGGGCCGCGCGCTCGATGTCGGTCAGAGTCTCGGGCCTGGTGATCTGCAGCCACTTAAACACCTCGCGGCTACTCAGCGCCCATTTGAACTGGCGAACAAACTCCTCCAGGTGCCGCTGCACTATGCGATAGAGGTTCACAAGCTCACCGTTCACGTCATTGATGACTTCGACCTCGGCAGGCGGCCGCATGAAATAGAGCGCAGCCCCGCCGGCGAACACTTCGACGTAGCACTGGTGAGCTGGGAACTGGGGAATGATGACGTCAGCCAGGCGACGCTTGCCGCCCAGCCAAGGGATGATGGGGTTTGCCATTTGCACTTCCAGATGTGTGTAAACTAGAAAAGCCTGTACAGGTATACAGGGCTTTAGCTGGATGCACTGGCGCGATCAGTGTATTTGGCGTCCATGAGGCTGTTGACGCAGCCCCATGGTCGCCCTGTTTCTTATTTCGTTGCGAGCGGCCGCTTGCAGTTGGCCAGGGCCGCTCGCAACTCCGTTTCGTAGCCCTCGCGGCGCTCAATCTCGGCGCCGGCAGCTTGGACGTACATGTCCACGTCTGCACCAGCTGGCAGATGCTCAGTCGGCATGCTCGGCCGCTCCGGCTCAGACTCATCGCAGGGCACCGGCACGGCGACCTTGACCTGCTGAATCTCGTCCCTCGCCGGCGGCGCTGCACCGCAACCAGCCAGGAGGACAGCGGCCGCCAGCGCAGCCGAGAGTAGGGGTAGACGGCGCATTACTGACCTCCTCCAGTCTTCCGGGACGCCAGCAGCTCAGCCACTCGGGCCTGTGCGCTTGCGCATGCATCGCCTGGCACAGCGGCCGGTGTGCTCAGGATCTTGTCTGCGCGGGCCTTGTGGCCAGCAGCAACCGCAGCAGCCTGTGCGCGGGCCTGGTCGCGCTCGCGCTTGAGACCTTCACCGGCCAGCTGCAAAGCCTCGACAGCCTTTGTGCACACGTCTGCACTCGCGCGCGCCAAGGACTCCTTGTCGGCCGCATGATCGGCATCGGATCTGGCCAGGGTTGCCGAGTCACGCTGCCCCACGTACATCAGGGCCAGGACCACATTGCCCGCCAAGCTCAGCAGCAGCGCCAGGGCAAGCGCTGCAACAATCTTTGCTGCGGCCGTCATACTCGCTGAATCCCCACCATGAAGGTCTTTCCGTGCTGTGTGATCACACGATTGACGGCTTGTGCCGGAATACGCGTGGACAGATGGACCCAGCGTGAGCCCTTAGCGCTGACCTCATAGATAAGCTGCCCGATGCCGAGAGCGGCCACATGGGGGGCCAGCGCCTTCGCTACCTCATAGGGCGTGCCGAATCCAGGCACCACCACATCAGCAGCCATCCCTTGTACATGGTCGCTGCTCGTGGTTCCACCGACAGCCTCATTGACGCGACGATTGCGGAATCCGCTGGTCGGCGTCACGGGATGTCCACCCAGGTGCGCACGCACGCGCTCCAACATCTGCGCAGTGCGGTGCAGTTGCTGCAGAGCATCAGGCCCAGGCGTGTTGTCTACACCAAGCTCCCTTGCTTTGTTGCTGTCTGTCAGCTCTTTGAGTGTGAAATGCTCTGTCAACTTCATGGATCAACCCTCCTTAAAACGGGTGCGAATGATGAGAACGACAAAGCCGCCCGTAGTGCACAGCTCGCGCAGTGCAGAGAGGTTTGTCGGGTGAAGGAAAACGTCCAGCCAAGCCAGGAATGCGCCCACGGCCAACAGGCCCCAAGCCAAGGCCTTCAGCCACTCCAGCAAGCGCTCATGGCGCGTAATGCCAGGCAGGCACGGCCGCGTGCGAAACAGCTTGTTGATGGCCTCGGCCAGCACGATGAACGCCAGGGCAGCGAGCAGGATTGAGGTCTGTGTCATGTGTCAGCCTCCTGGTTGCGCTTTCCCGCCGGGTGCTCGGGCCAGTACTTGGCCATGAGCGCAATCAATGCGCGCTGCGCACCGACACCGACCAGGAACGCCATGGATAGCAACAGCTCAGGGGGCACGGCAGAAATCAACGCGGCCAGCGGCGTGAGATAGCCAGCTGTGATCGAGCTGGCCCACGCCACGGCCAGGCGCCGCACAGACAGCCGCAGCATGTCCTGCCAGGTATCGCTACCACCAGGCACCGTGTTGAGCAAGATGATGGCCACCAGCGCGCCGGAGAAGCCCGCCAGTAGAAGATCTGCCTGCAGCCCGAGCGGCATCCCAAATGCCGTGAGTGCAGACGTGGAGACAGCGGCGCCGGCGACAGTCGCTGCCGCTGTCGTTGTTGGTTCTGCCATTTGTTGCCCTCCCTCGGGCAGAAAAAAACCCGCCTAAGCGGGTTATCGTGATTTGACGGTGATTGCCCCTTCAGTTACCCATTCCTCATTGAGGCTCGGAGTAAAAGTCGGGTTGCCTGTGCCGAGTTGCCCAGCAAACGAGTAATAGAGTTTGTTGTACTGATCACTGGCAGAGATGTGGAAATTGCGTGATGCAACACCCATATCCTTGACCACATGCGCATCGACGCCCACGCTGCTTGTCTCGCCCCACACAGAGGCGTCTGGCAATGACCCAACCGTGGTAGTCGTCGCAAAGCCGGCCGCACTCACATCCTCAATGGCGTACTGAGGTGCCCTCATGGCCTTGTTGGTGACCTGGCTCCCTGACGCTCCTGCTTCAAGGCGGCGAACGGGGGCCATCAGCAGCATGGCAGCCTTCACAGCAAACCCCGAAACGCCCCATTTAACCCAGTTTTGGGGCTGAATATGCAGCCCCTTTTTCGAAGTGATTCGAGTGCGCTTTACATGATCTGCAACCACTGTTTGGGTATTGCACCGGTAGAGCTGGGCGCGCTGCGAATAACCAAACTCCTTGCAAAGGTAAGTGCCATTTGCAAGAGCGCTACCACGCCCCACACCATCCAAGAAGAACTGGACATCGCTCTTGATTTCATCCCCATGGAATCCACCGATGTAGTCAACCGCTCCGTCTTCAAGGATCGCGCACTCCCATTCACCTGAAGGCGCGATTTGCAGACCACGGGTGAAAGAGCCATCGGAGCCTCTGGTTGACTTGTAGCAATCAGCGAGCCGCCAGACGTCCTTATTCCCCCCCGCGCTTGAGCCGTCGTAGGGGGCAGTTTCGTGAACCAGCAGGATCTCGATCCACTTTGCGGCATCGGGTCCACCTCCATGTGCAAAGAGCTTGATCGTGTCCCCAGCCACCTGAACGATCACATCATCCAACGCCACTGAGGTGCCGCCACTGCCCGGGTCTTCCGTATTTCGCGCCTTGGGGAAACCGTTCAGGCTTCCCCAGACATCATCGGTCTGGGCAAAGAAAAGAGGCAGAGCATGCGGCAATCCCAAGGCAAGCCCTGCGGCGTTGTCGTAGTAGTAGCCTTGCTTGATGGCAGTAACCGGCGTATTGCCACTCGTGACCACCTCTGAAAGATCAAGCCAGACGGTCTGATACAGACCGGCCGCCAGTTGAATCGAGCCGGCAGGAATCTGTACCCTTGAATTCAAGCCGCCGTACACGCAGATGAGCGGCCGAGACCATTCCAATGTCCGCGTGGATGGCGTGTAGGTAACACCTCCCGCGCCGCCAGACTCCAGCCAGGACGGTGCGCCAACGATTGCATTCACGCCGCTGCCACGATAGATGCCGCTCAGCCGACGCTGACCAGCATTTGCAATCAGCACATAGGCGTCGGTCGTCTGGTAGCGTGGAGCCGACGCCGATGGCAAAGAGCCGACTTGCGGTATGCACGCCCCCGCACCATCGAATGGGCCATTCACCAAGTCCGCGATCAGCGCCTGGCCAGTAGCCAAAACGACATCAGCTACTGCAGCAATGTTCTTGTCAACAGCGCCTGCGTTGTTCTGCTTGTAACTGACCCCTGCACTCACCGAGACAGTGACCGAGGCGGCGGAGGTCCAAACCAACTTGGTGACTGTGCCTAAAAGGATCTTTCGGCCCAGGGCGGCATTCGATGCGGCTGCCGTGACTGCTGCTGAAGCGGGGTAGGAGGCAATGAGAGTGCTCGCGGCCGCACTTACGCGACGATACTCAAACGCCGCGACATCTCCAGATCCCTGAACCTTGAACGCCTGGCCATCAGCAACAGCAGCCCGGCCAGCAGCCTCTGTTGCGTAGACGCCTGCCTGAATCAATGCAGCCTCTTTGGCTGTAAGAGCAACATCTCGCGCCGTCTCAGCGCCCTGGCGAGCCTCAATCGCATCAGGCGTCGCATCCTCCAGAGCCTTCAACGTGAGGCGCTCAACCCCTAGCCGGTCAGGATAGGTGCGCTCCTGGCTCAGCATGAACTGGTCTAGATTGCCAGAATTATCGAATAGGTCGCGCGGGTCTTGGCTGCCCGGTGGATTGCCGGTGTGGTAGATAGTCATGTGTCCTCGCACAAAACAAAAAGCCCGCTGGGCGAACCATGCGGGCGGGTGTTAAAGATCTCTGCGGCCAGGTGGCCACCTATCAAAGCGGTGGCGGTGCGTTGTTGTCGTCGTCAAAGATGCGCGCGTCGTAGTTCACGCACTGCACGCTGGCGCCATCGGTGCCACTGGGGCTGACCTTCTTGACGATGGCCGGAAAGCTCCAGCGGGTGACCGGCCCGAAATACACATGAGGCGGCTCCGGCAGCTTGATCTGCGGCCACTGCCCAGCCGGGATCGGGGCCAGCACTTCATAGGCGCTTGCACCTTGAGTTGCTGGCCACGGCCCAGCCAGCGTGCCGTCAGGCCTGCGGAATGCCACAACATGCGGATCTGCGGACTCCCAGCGCAGCGGCTCCGTCACCTCCAGCCGGGCCTGGCCGCCGGCATTGCTGATGCCGGTGAGCAGAGCCGATTGACCGAAGCCGGGTATGTCATCGACCAAGCTGACAAAGTCGCCGTAGCTGTTGTTCAGCGCATCCAGCTCCGTTGTGAAGGTGTACGTCCAGCGCTCATACCTCTGCTGCCGGGCGCGGCGCATGCCGATGCGCCAGGCTCGCGTGCGGTCTGTCACACCCAACACCTTGAGCTTTTCCAGCTTGATGCCCAGCGAGCCAGGCAGCACACAGCTCACCGTCTTGGTGTTCCAGTTGTCGCCGGCGTCGCTGAACTCCACCTCCACGCCATCGTTGTCGTCCGGCCGAATGCCGCTGAATGACCGCGCAATTCCCTCCGTGGTGTTCTGCGCGCTGTAGGCATGGCCGTCTTCGACCGTGCGCACGCCGGCGCGCACAGGGCGCAGCAGGCCGTCATCAATCGTCAGCTCAGCCATGCCGGCAGCCAACACCGCCTGCAGGGCGGCGAGCACCGTGGTTTCATCAAACACATGGTCTGCTGTTTCACCGCGAGCCGTCCAGATGCCATGCAGGCGCTGCAGCTCGGCCATGTCGATGCTGTCAAGCCCATAGCCCACCGTGCTGCAGATGTGCCGCAGAGCCGCCGAGATATCCCGCGTAGGCTGCGGCGCACTCCAGGAGCCATCGCCCTGCAGCACAGGCAGCATGCGCGTGGCCACCAGGTTGAGCTGGTTCTCTGACCTGGCAGCGATCTGCCCCAGGCCCCGCACACGCACGCTCAGCGTAGTCCAGTCCGGGTAGCTGGTACGCGTGGGCAGCCTGGTACGCATCGCATACCACTGCACCTCATCGTGCACCTGCGTGCTGGTGCTCTTGGCACCCCGGCGCCGCACCCGCACCTGCGGCCGCATGGCATAGGGCAAGGCGATGCGCTCGGTATAGCCGATCTGGTCCATGGTGGCATCGGTGTACCACTTGACCACGCTCTGCCAGGCACCGCCGGCGGCGTAGTCACGGTACTGGATCTCCACCCCTACGGATCTGCCCTGTACCTCCCCCTTGTCGGAGACATAGCAAAGGCCTTGGCTAAAGAAGATATCCACCTCCAGCGTGCTGGAGACCTCAGCGGCCGGGCAGCTTACAAAGGGGCCGGCCTGCTCACCGTAGACGGTATCCGCCTGCACGGTAAAACTGGCCTTTGCTGCCGGCACTGTGCGCGGCGCAAAGCCCACCCAGCTGCCGCCCTCGCTGGGCGCCACCGTCAGCACCTGGCCGGCCACTGCCGTCGCCGTGTAAGTACGTCCGGCACGGCACACGGCCAGCGATATCACTCCATCGGGCAGGCCGCTGATCAGTCTATAGGTGAAGCCCCCGTCACCGTCGCTAACCGGCTCAGCCAGGGTGATCATGTTGCCGGCCACGGATTCCACCCGCAGCGAGCCAGTCAGCGCACCCGAAGCCGTGAGCACCATCCACAGCGATGGCGCAATCTCGCGCCAGTCCGCAGTGAAGGTGTTATAGGAGCCGCCGTCCTCGCCCGTCAGCAGCACCGTGGCAACCGTCACGTCCTGCTCAAACATCAGCGACATCGCCGTGCCAGCGCCCCAGGCATTGGGCCAATCCACATCGGCAGTGATCTGCGCGCCGTTGAGCGCATAGCTGCTGCCCGTGGGATTGACGTTGCCCGAGTCAATGGCGCTCAGCTCAAGCCCCGCCGTGCCGGCGCTGGTGCCGCCCACCTCAGGGCAGCTGTACCAGTTTTCATGCTGGGTGATGCCGCCGATATCGGCGCCAGGGCCATGCACCGTGAACTCAGCGCCCTCCAGCGTGCTCAGCGGCGTGTTGCCGATCTTGACCGTCGCCGGGTCGATCTGGTACTGGCCGGGGCCGACACAGAGCAGCATCTCAAGCCATTGCTCGCGCGGCGTGCTGAAGTAGCGGCGCGGTGGCGTCAGGTAGTCGGGGTAGCGGATGAACTGACCCAGCAGCTCAGGCACCACGCCGTTGAGCTTTGCCGTGTTGGCCTTGCCCTCGGCCGAGCTCAGCTGCTTGCCCTGCGGCGTGTCGTAGCGCTGGTTGCCGGTCGACGGGAGCAGCCAGCCGAAGAAGAAGTTGAAGATGCTGCCCACCAGCTTGAAGACGCCGCCGTGCGGGATGGGGCGTATATCAACCTGGTCTTCATTGCTGATCACTGTCTCGGCCCAGGCATCCACCGGCAGCAGCACGCCATTCAGGTGCAGCGTGATGGGCTGGATCTCGCGGGCCGCATAGTCAATACCCACCGCCTCAAACCATCCTGCAATCGTGCCCGCCCATGGGTGCGACTCCACAGGCTGGCTCGGCATCTGTCCGGGGTAAATCTTGATCGTCATAAAACAAAACCCGCGTGTAGCGGGCCTGAAATCGGTTGAGAGCAGTTAGACAAGGCCCATCGGGCTCATCGGTTTCGAGTATTCGCATCTGTCCGTCCACCTCGACAACCAGCCCCACGTGCACGCACAGGCTCGCCCTCCAGGCCGTGGCAACCGCTCCGGCCCGAGGGGCACATGGAGCGAAGCCATGCAGGGCTATGACCTGATCGACCGCGCGCGTGATGCCGCGCAGCTCACCCGGCCGAGCATCCTGCAGGGTCGGCAGCAAGGCCCGGCCAAACAGCGCCGAGCGCGCATCGCGCACCAGGCCCCAGCAGTCATAGTCCACAGGGCCACGCCCGCCACGCACATAGCGCGTCTGCAGGAATTGCCTCATTGGTACTTGACGCCAGGCGCCTTGTCCGCCGTGTAGCGATCACGCGGCCAGGCCAGATTGAGCAGATCGAAGTAACTGGCCTCAATCTGCAGAGCGTTGCTATTCAGATCGCCACCCTGAATCAGCATGCGCTTGGGTGCGGCCGCCGGCGCCGATGTGTCGGTTGACACATACTCGCGGTAGACCACATACGAGGGCTGGCCAAAGTCGAGCGCGTCACTGATCAAGCGATGCGCCCGACCATCGACCACGCCCAGGCCAAAGCGCAAGGACTGGTTTCCGATGGTGCTGCGCTCGGGCAGGGAGATCTCCAGGCCGCAGGCCTCGAAGAGTTGCGGCACCCCGTCCACCCCCAGCGTGAGGTCTTCATAGCTGTGGGCAAGGCGTATGTGCTCGCCACCCGGCAGCTCGATGTCCAGCGTACAGATGCGCACAGTCGTCACATCGTCGCCGGCATAGAGCAGCTTCAAAGCTGTGCTGGTTGCCATGACTATCCCTCCGGCCATTCTTGATTCACAGCCCGGTCGATGATGCTGGAGCCGATCACAAGCTCCGGCAGCAAACCCCAGCCAGGCGGCAGCAGCGGCCGCGCCCATACCTCAATCGGAGCGGAGATCTGCCAGCGATCGATCCCCACCAGGTCGGGGCCTTCATACATGTCAGCGAATCGACAGAGCAGCTTTCCCGGCCCCATGGGCGTCCTGAGCGGCATGTTGAACCACTCTGCACCATCGAGCAGCGTCTCTACAAACCACGCCTCAAAGGACAGCGCCTGCGCCTCCGTCATCAGCCATGCACACGTGTGCATACTGGGCACGCTCTTGAATTTGCGCCGCTGCCGCGACCGGCCCGATGCCATGGTTGTCCGCACAAATGGCTTGGCGTGCCGGGTGGTGTGCCCTTCACGCAGCACGCAGGGATACCCCTGCGGCCAGTCAATGTTTGAAGTGATTGCCATCTATCGTCCTCGGCGTGTCAGCCCGTAAGTTGTCTCCAGCGCAAGGGCCTCTTCGCCGCCGTTGCGGATATTGCGCACAAACACGTTCGTGGTGTAGCTGCCGTCAGAGTTTTGCGTCTGCTCGACCTGGCCGGCCTTGCTGGCGTCCTCGATGACGTTGACGATGGGCGCGCTGCCTGCAAGCTGTGCTGCATAGTCAGCACGGGTTGCAATACGCGGCGCACCGACAACGCCCCCGTTGGCATAGCCCGGCATGCTATGCAGACCGCGCCGGAATGCCTCAAACGCTGCAGGCCCACCAAGCGCGGCCATGTCGTCCTGGTTGAGAACGCCCTCTCCCGCATGCACCCAGCCCGCAATCTGCAGCCGTGCACCAGGCCCGGTATAACCACCCTGATCGAAGCCCGGGATCATTGCAAGACCTTGGCTCAGGGCCACCGTACTGGCAATGCCCGCACTGGCAGGTGCCGCATTCGCACCAAACGATGCGAGCGAAGCCATGGCTGCAGCAGGCGCCCATGCTGCAGCAGTCGCAGCACCAGCAGCCACAGAAGTAGCTACGCCGGCCGCCTGCAACGTATCGCCCAGCAGCTTATTGGCCACCATCTGGATGCCCATGCGGATCAGCATGCGCAGCACCTCTTCGCCAATCGAAGCGAACAGGCTCCCTACATCCATCTTGCCGGTCTTGACGAAGTTGACCAGCATGTCCTCCATGCCAGTAAAGGCCCTCGACGCGATGCCCTGCGCCTGCGAGTACATGTCGCGGGCGTTTTCCAGATAGGTTGCCAGACCCGACTGAGCACCAAGCAGCCAATTCCCCTCGCGCTCGCGCTTTTGCTGCAGGAAATCGTCATACAGCTGCAGCTCTTGCTGCTGAGCTGTCTGCGTGATCCGAATGCGCTCAGCAAACGCGGCCTGAATACGTTGACGCTCTTTCTCAGTGTCCGCACCAATGACCGCACTTGCCTGGTCCTGCTGCAGCTTTCTCAGCTCTGCCTGGTGCTGCTGCATCAGCGAGATCTTTTCGCGCAGCTCTGCGGCAGACTTGTCGCCCATCCCATAGGTCAGAAGCTCCAACTGCAGTTGCTGCTCTTTGGCGATCAAACGGTTTTGCTGCTCATAAAGAACGTTGTTGCGCTCAACAGCGGCCGCACGCGTAAGCTCAGCCTCCTTTGCCATATCGATGGCCGTGGCAAGGCCAATAGCCGAATCAAGCTGCTCCGACGACAGCTTTACACCCTTGCTTTGAATGTCGTAGAAAAGCTGCTCGTACGCAGACTTCTGCTCAATCTTGAAAACCTGATCGCGCAGGGTCTGCAGGAACTTCTCAGCTGCCTCTTGATCCTTCTGGGCCTGGGACTTGCCTGTGGATGACTTCTTTTCGCCATCCTTCAATTTGACAGGCCCGACAGTCCGGGGCGTCATGTCAGGAGCTGTGGACGGTGCCGCTATCGGAGGCGGATTGTTTGCCAGCTGGATAAAGTCCTGCTGGGACTTTTGCATTGCCTTGATCTGCTTGTCCAGCGCATCACGCCGCTGCTTCAGAGCCTCTGGCGAGTCGTATCCATTACCTGCAACAAACTTCCCTGGCCGCGCGATTTCCTTATTCAAGGCTGCCAGCTCAACCTGTGCGTCCTTGATACTTTCCCCCAGCCGCTCAATCGGATCTGCACTGCCGTGAAGCGCCTTGGCGAAAGTTTCCCCGACAAACTTTCCGAAATTGATGAAGTGCGTAGTTGCCGTGACCAAAGCACTCGCAAGGTCAAACACCCACTTGGTGAGCTGCGCAAATGCATCTTTGGTGGATTGCGATGAAAGGGTCTCCGAAAGCTCGTTGACCGCCTTTTTGGCTTCAGCCAAGCTGCCATCGTCTCCAGTCAGCAACCCATTCAGGGTGTTGCGCAAGCCGTCCAGGGCGCCGCCGAAGGTATCGCGGGCAGCCTCAGCAGCCCCTCCATACGTTTCTTCCAGTGCATCAAAGACAATCTGCTGCGCTTCGGCGATACGGCCTGTTTCTTCCAGCTGCTTAGCGGCCTCAATCTGCGACTCGCTGAACTTGAAGCCTTGCTTCTGCAGGCTGGACATGCCTGCGCTGGGCACGTCCAACGCACGGCCCATGGTCTCGGCGGCGGACTTCATATCCGCGCCCGTACGGATCGAGTAGTCTGCGGCAATCTTGAGAGCCTTGGGAAGTTGTTCTCCCACAATATTGGTGAACCCCAAGAGCACGGTCTGCGCCTGGTTAAAGTCACCGGCCGAGATGGTGGTGACAGACTCCATCGCATCTGCCATCTCGTTCAAGCGGTCCTGCGAGTAGCCAGCTTGATTGCCTGTGGATTTGAGCGCAGCAGCCAGAAGCGCCTGCTCTTGCTCTGCATTGCGCGACTCGGTAATGACCTTGGAGAAAATGCTGCCCACGCTGATACCCGCCAGCGTAGCCGTCAACACGACGCCAATCCCGGCCCAGGCCTTCTCGACCGCCTCTGCTCCAGCCTTGAGCTTGCGTTCTATATCTCTGGTCTTGCGATCTGCGGCGCGTTCAGCATCGGTCATGCCTTTGACAAAGCCACCGATTTTGGCGATCAGATCGATTGTCAGTGTGCCAAGTTGCCGTGCCATGTTTCAAGCGCCCATAAAAAAACCGCCCGAAGGCGGCAGCACGATCAGTGCAATGGATAGTTAAATGTTCAGTCCCAACGATTGAACGCCATTGATGAATGACTGGTCAATTTCAGCCTGGCCAGCAGTGGAAGCACTCTGATTGACGCCCACAACTCGGAAAATGATGCGCTTGCCAGAAAGCATCTGACCAACCAGCTGCTTGGCTTTGTCACCAGTCACTGCTGTGAATGGCGACATTGAACGTGCAACCTGCTGCATGGATTGCTCAGTCAATGCCTTGACCTGAGCATTCAGCTCTGGGGATGCACCGGGAACGGCAGCTGCAGCTGCCTGGTTAGCGGGCGGCAGGAGATACAGAGGTGTATCACTCGGGGTAATGGTCCACGCCGGCTGATCGTCCACACGAATCTGAACCGTTCCTGTTGGGATTGGCTGCTTTCCACCAGAACGAAGGCCGACAAACAACTCTCCGTTGTAGGTTCCCACAAATGGGTAGTAGCGAAAATTGCGCGTGATGATCCCACTGCTGGTGCTGTAGTCACCAAAGGTCACCATCTTTGTGACGGAATCATTGAACGCGTCACGCTGCTGAGTCACCACCCACTGCGGCCCAGAAAAGCCCACACCTTCTGTCGTGGCACAACCTGCCAGCGCCAATGCAAGTAAGCCAGCACATGCTATCAGTCTCATAGCCCCTCCTCGAAACGGCTAATCCTACTTCACAACATGCGCATGGCCTCTTCCAGGGTCAGCACACCATCATTCGCAGAGCGCTGCCCCCATTGCGGCAAGAAGTCCTTGAACTTGGGTGCAGTGCTTGAGTTCTTGCGCGGCACTGTACAGCTGACCGCCAGAGCCATCGTGGCCCCGGCATTGGCAACATGCGGTGCAAGAGTCAGTGGGCCATGGAGCCTTCTGTACTCTTGCCAGGCCTGGACCTCTTCGAAACTGAGGTTGCACTTCGCTTGCGCGACCGTCCAGCCGCCGACGCCGGCGAGGACAAGCTCGTGGAAGAACTCGTCGGCGGCTGAGAGTTTTTTGGGGAGTTCACCTCATTGATGGCGACCACCATGGCCCAGGCCAGCAAAGGCCATAGGTTGAAGGCTTGGTCGTAGCTCAGTTGCTCCTTCTCAGCTCCGTCGCCCAGGCGAACACAAACGCTGATCATCTTGGCACCCTGGCTCCGATCAGGCTCCCCATTCAAGGCGAAGCCCTCCATCACGCCAAATGGCTGGCGCACAACCCAGATGTGGCCGCTGCGCTCCACGCCATCAGGTCCGCGCCAACTGATCTCTTTGCGTACCGGCTTTGTATCAACAAAGCCGCCCTTTTCCATCAGGTCTTGAATGTTCATGGTGTACGGCCCTTGACCAGCCATTCCGTTGCGGTGGAGCGCTTGATCTTGACGGAGCCCTGCACAGGTGCGCCACCCGCTTCAAAGCCGGTGAAGTTCATGGCAGAGATGTGGCCGCGCCAGGTACTCCAGGTACGTGTTACAGGCAGCTCCCAATCTTCACCAACTGCCGCAGGAGCGGTAGGGTCGACGTCCACACCGTCGCCCCAGCCCATAGCCCACATCACTTTGGTACGCGCTTTGAACAACGCCCAGAGCTTGACATGGCTCTCATCAGCTGGATCGATGCGCACCGTGAACGTGGCATCGCCAGGAGTGATCAAGCCAGGAAATGTGGAGGTAGACTCCATCTCATCCAGGCAAGTGTCTTCGTGCTCGGCACGCTCGTCCTCGCCGGTATCGACGGTCAGGGCACAGGCGATTTTGATGACTTCAGCAGCGCCTGCATCTTTGGGCACGAGTGCATAGAGTTGCGTGCCTTGGGGCAACATAGGCATGGCGGTTCCTTTCGGTTGTTTCCGCGCTTGGCGGGATGAGTGAAAAAATCAGGTACGGCGAACCCACCAGCTCACGTCCAGGCTGATGCGGTAGGTACGCGTTGAGGGGTCACGCCCCATATCGCGAATGGTGTTGATGTAGCAGTTCAGCTCAATCGCGTTACGCAGGGCATCCCGCACCGCCTTGGCTGATTGGTCAGACTCTGCCCAGATGTCGATTGAGAGCTGCCCCTCATCGGCGCATGCACGGCCGGCCAGCACGTTGTCGGGCAGCAAGTCGGTGCGGTACGTCACATAGGGGTAGACACGCTCTTCATCGTCGTTTTCGCCCCAGGGGTAGATACGAGGCTCAGGGTCACCAAGCACGGCAAGCACGGTAGGCGACGCCTTCGCCACACGGTAAAAAGGCACCGTCATCTCAGCTTGCTCACGATCTTTGTGATTTGCTTGTCCAGCTCCGTGCCGAACAGGTTGATCGCCGGCTCTGCCGTGGCCTGTGCCGCCGGCACCAGGAATGGCTGAGGCTTTGCCACCTCAGTGCCCAGCTCAATCAAATGCCAGTGCGGGGTGTTGCCCTTGGGTCCTGTGTCGGGGTTTCCCTTCGGGATTCGGCCCTTTTCAGTGCCGACGCCCACGCTGATCATCAAGTCGCCTGTACGCTTGTAGTAGCGACTGCGAAATCGCTGAATGATGTTGTCCGAGATCTTGCGGCCCGTTTCAGCATCATCAATGCTCTCTGCATTGATCTTGGCTTGCCTGCGCACCACGCTTGCAGCCTTGCCCAGCGCAGACCTACCAGGCTTGAGCTGCAGCTCGCGCGGCAACGCAAGCAATCGCTTGCGCAGCTCACCCGCGCCGCTCAGAGTGAATTGGACGTCATTTGCCATCGTTCACGCCCTCACTGACTGGGTGGGTCTGATACTCTTGGCCGTTCTTCTTGTCAGGAAGTGCGGCCGCGATGCGATAGATACTGCCGTCATCACCGACAAAGCGCATGCCTCGTTTCACGCGCGGATCGCGGTACGTGACGATGTGAGCCGATATTTCGCCCTGCTCTGCTGCAGCCGCAATGAATGCCCGGACGCTCAGGGGCTCAATGCGCGCCCAGAGCTTTCCGATCTCGATCCAGACCTCATTGATGACTGCACCGGAGTCAGGGTCACGGCCGGTCTGCCGCTGCTGCAGACTGAGCAGTTGATTGAGAGAGCCAGCGCGAATCATCCCAGCGACCTCCCATCAAGACCCACATTGGTGGGTAGATCCTGCTCTGCGTAGTCCAGCGCAATGACTTCGGCCAGTTGCTCAATCGACTGGGCCAGGCGGTTGAAGGCTTGCGTCTGATCCCGCATCTCCATCACCAGCTGCTGCTGGCTCTGCAGGAGCTGGCGCATCTGCAAGGCCGAGGATTTGTTTCGCACGATTCAAACTCTCCTTCCCCCACTTCAGCATCCACTGCCGGCGGGCTTCGCAATCAGCACAAGCCATGATCAAGCTCCCATGCGGCGCAGAGGCAGCAAACATGCTTTGGCGCCCGTAGGCAACTGCGAAGTGATAGTCCCAGTCACGACCTCTTCGCGGTTGGCAAATAGATCGCCCAACGTCAGCAGGATGCCGGCCCGGACCATGTCCATATCGTCATCCGCTGCCAGGAGCGGACATGGCCGAGCAGTACCCGCAGCTACAGCAGCGTCTAGCTCGGCCTGCGTGGAGAAGACATCACGATCCAGTAATGCCAAGGCCATCCGAGTAGCGGCATTGAGCTTGAGCTGGATATCGCTGTCTTCATGGGCATGCGTGACACGCAGATGGGCCTTCGCCTGCTCCAGAGTGACAAGCTCAATGGCCATTTACTTACCGCCTCTCTTACCGCCTGCAGGCTTCTCGGCCTGGACAGCCGGGGCGGTAGGTTCAGCTGCAGCGGGCGCTTCGGGCGCTTCGGGCGCTTCGGGCGCTTCGGGCGCTTCGGGCGCTTCGGGCGCTTCGGGCGCTTCGGGCGCTTCGGGCGCTTCGGGCGCTTC